TGGGCTTTTACACGAGGGGGGCTGACCAGCAGCGGCCAAAATCGGCCAAAACGTCGCAAAACTGGCCAAAGTTGCGCAAAAATTTTTTAAAGGTGGTAAAAATGCTTAAAGAAGAAAAGGAAAAATTATACAAGAAAGAATTACAGAAACTGAATAGATACTTCAAGAATATTCCAAAGGCAGACCAACAATTGATAGAAGGGCTCAAACAACAAGCTGCGTTTTTATATGCGACATTGCAGGAACTACAGGAGCGCATAAACGAGGAAGGACCTGTCGAATTGTTTGTGCAGGGCAAACAGCGTTTATTACGTGAACATCCAGCGTCAAAGATTTATAACGAGATGGTTAAGAGCTATGCTGCTATTATTAAACAGTTGCTTAGTATGTTGCCAAAAGAGGAGGCAAAGCCAGTAGAAGATGAGTTGATGGCTTTTGTTAAAAGGGCGGGAAGATAATGCAGAACTATATACTGGAATACTGGGAGAAGATAGAAAGAGGCGAGATAGCGGCATGTAAAAGATTAAAACAACAATACAAAAAACTTGTCGATGAAATAGAGAACCCACGGGATCCGTGGGTTTTTGATTTAGAGAAGGCCAATCAGCCCATCGAGTTCATAGAGAAATTCTGTAAGCACTCCAAGGGCAAGTGGGCAGGCAAGCCGGTCAAGCTGGAGCTCTTTCAGAAGGCGCTTATTCAAGCCGTGTATGGCTTTGTGCATAAAGAAACAGGATTGAGGCGGTGCAGGGAAGTATTTATCTTGTTGGGGCGGAAGAATGGTAAATCAACGCTCATGAGTGCTTTGGGGTTATACATGCTCGTAGGTGATGGTGAAGGTGGGGCAGAATGTTATTCGGTAGCCACAAAAAAAGATCAGGCAAGGATCGTGTTCGCTGAAGCTTGCAACATGGTAAGCCAAAGCCCGGCACTCAGAAAACATTTAAAGAAGCGCAAGACGGATTTATACTTTCCTGTTACATTTGGCAAGTATGAGCCGTTGGCATCGGAAAGTAACAGCTTGGATGGGCTTAACTCTCACTGTGTAATCATGGATGAGCTACACGCTATTAAGGACCGGAACTTATACGATGTCATGAAGCAGTCGATGGCGGCAAGAGAACAGCCCATTCTGTTTATGATTACAACTGCTGGCTTTGTTCGTGAATGTATTTTTGATGATATATACAACTATGCCTGTAAGGCCCTTGATGGCGTGATAGATGATGAAAGGTTTTTGGCGTTTATTTATGAGCTTGATGATAGAAGCGAGTGGACGGATTTTCGGGCATGGGAGAAGGCCAACCCAGGGCTTGGGACGATTAAGAATTACGAGGAACTGGCAGCAAATGTAGAGCGTGCCAAAAACGATCCTAATTTCTTGCCAACAGTCCTTACCAAAGATTTTAATGTTCGCGAAACTCTATCCAGTGCATGGTTAACCTTTGCTGAGGCGAACAATGAAGAAACGTTCGATATGGAAGAGATTCGAGGATGCTATGCTGTAGGTGGTGTGGACTTGAGTGCTACCACCGACTTGACGGCTGCAGCACTTCTGGTGATGAAGCCTGGGAGCGAAAAGATATATGCTATTGTGCAAAGTTTTATGCCGGCTGACGCTGTAGAGGAGCGCACTAAAGAAGATAAGGTGCCATACGATATTTGGGTTCAGCGCGGATTAATAACACCCAGCCGTGGCAACAGGGTTGACTACAGAGATGTGACTGATTGGTTCTTGATGATGAAGGATAAATACGGCATCTATCCTTATTGGGTTGGCTATGATAGCTGGAACTCACCCGCATGGGTTGAAGATATGGAAATGCGGGCAGGCTTTGAGCGTAACAAAACGCTAATACCAGTGATTATGGGAGCGAAGACATTGAGCGCTCCCATGAAACTTTTGAAGGCCGATCTGGGGAGTAAGCGAATAAACTATAACAACAATCCTGTATTGAAGTGGGCCTTGACAAATCTGGAAGTAGAAGTAGATAAGAACGAGAATATTAGACCGGTGAAGGGTAGAAATAAACGGCGTCGTATTGACCCGGCGGTAGCCCTCATCATTGCTTACACTGTTCTGTTGCAGGTTTATGAAGACTACCGTAACTTGAATTGTTGAGGAGGCAGGCTCCATGAGTTTATTAGGCACTATAGCGAATTTATTCAAAAAGAAACAGTACACATATATGCAGCCCGTGGATGATTATGAACCGATTTTTATCCAATGGGGTGGAATACCATACGAAAATGACGTGGTGCGTGCTGCAGTGGATACTATAGCCAGGAACGCTGCAAAGCTGAATCCCAAACATGTGCGTGTGTCAGATGCCGGGATTTTTTGGATGAGAAGCAATTTGGAAAGGCTTCTTGCTTTGGAGCCCAACCCGTACATGTCGGCTTTTGATTTTTACTATCGTCTTGTAACTATGCGGGAACTGGATAACAATGCTTTTGCGTTGATTGTTTGGGGTGATTCAGGGGAAGTCCAGCAGCTTTTGCCAATCAACTGTTCGCAGGCAGAAATTCTTGAAGACAGGACAGGTACTCTTTATGTACGTGTGTGGTTGCTTGGAGAAAAATTTGAGTTTCCTTATAGCGAAGTCATTCATCTGCGCAAACATTATTACAAAAGTGAAGTGTGGGGAGAGAGTAATGATCCTATCAACACCGGCCTAAACATTCTTACAACTGTGGAACAGGGACTTGCAGAAGGGGTAAAAACCTCCACGTATTTACGTGGGATTATAAAATATCAAGGGGTCCTAAAAGATGAGGACATAAAGAAAAATCGAGATAAATTTGTAGCCGAATATATGGATATTCAGAAGTCTGGTGGTGTGGCAGCTCTTGACGCCAAAGCGGAATATATTCCAGTCGAAAGTAAACCACAACTGGTTGATGCCGAGCAATTAAAAGTACTTAAAGACAAGGTTTATCACTACTTTGGCGTTAATGATGCAATTGTAACTGGAAATTACAACGAAGACCAGTGGACTGCTTTTTATGAAAGCATCTTGGAGCCTATTGCAGTGCAAATGAGCTTGGAGTTTACCAGAAAAATTTTTACGCCAAAAGAAATCGGCCACGGTAACCGGATTATTTTTGAGAGCAATCGCTTGCAGTATGCAAGCGTACGGACAAAAACTCAACTTATAAAAGAGCTTATGCAATTTGGGATTTTGACGATTAATGAAGCCAGAGAAATTCTTAACCTAGCGCCTATTCCCAATGGTGATAGGCGGTTAGTGAGCTTGAATTATGTTAATGCTGACAAACAGGACCTTTATCAGGTAGGAAAGGAGGAAGAATAAAATGCCTGCTGTGCCTGTGCATCACACAGATTGGGTAGATAAGCCGTGGGACGGACCCGGCAATGTGGCAAAGCTGCGTAGCGGGGAACCTAGAAGTTATTACAGAAAAATGTTTGCTTGGGAAGCACCAGAAGACGAGGCAGATCCCACAACCAAGTCGGCGTATAAATTGCCGCATCACGAAGTGGACAATGATGGCAATCCTGGCCCTGCGAATGTGCGTGGATGTATTGCAGTTATAGCTGCCTTGAACGGCAGCCGTGGAGGGGTTGATATCCCCGACAAAGATAGACAACCTACCTGGAAACACGTTGCAACGCATTTGTGGGATGCAGACATGGAGCCTGCCGAGCTTAAAAAATTGATTATACCTGAAAGAGAAACAAGAAGGGCAGAAATAAGGATCACACAGATACAAGACAATGATGAAGAAATGATTGTCGAAGGCAGGGCTATAGTTTACAATTCACCCACGGTTATAGCGGAAATCGATGGGCAGAAGTATTATGAAGTTATTATGTCAGGCGCTTTGGATGGTGCAGATTTGCGGGATGTGCCTTTTAAGTACAATCATAGTGATCACATTATGGTTATGGCCAGAACACGCAATAAAACCCTGGAATTGATACCAGACGATAAGGGGTTGCTGATAAGGGCCAAACTTGCCAACACAACTGCGGGAAGAGATTTATATGCACTGATAAAGCGTGGCGATGTTGATAAAATGAGCTTTGCGTTTACCGTGGCAGAGGATAGTTATGACTCCGAAACAAGAACACGAAAAATATATCGTTTTAAGCGTATTTGGGATGTATCTGCAGTGGACATACCGGCCTATGAAGATACGTATATAGCTGCACGTAGCTATTTGCTTGAGCACGAGGCAGTAAATCAGATATATAAGTGGATAGAAAAAGAAAAAGCCAAAAAGCGCAGAAAGCTGTATTTGATGACGTTTGTTTAGCCCTTGCTTCCTGGAGAGGAAGAATAGGGTTTGATACTTGGCTTGCTGTGCCGGACGGCAAGCAGGCACCACTGGAGAGTGGGATATATAACGAAAATCAAAAATAAAATGGGGAGGTAGAATTGTATGGAGAACAGACTTGCTCTGAAATTAGAGGAGCGTTTAAACGAAATTGAGGCACGGAGGGTTGAAATCCGTGCAATGTTGGAAACTGATGATGATGTAGATCTTGATGCTCTGGAAAAAGAGTTGAGGGAGCTAGAAGCTGAAGAAAAGAAGTTGAGGGCGCGCATTGAAGTAATTTCAAAGTTGGCAGGGCAGCCTGGGCAGAATTATAATCCTAGGAGTTTAGGTGCTGCTCCTGAAACAGCAGCCCCCAAAGACGCAGAGAGAGAAGAAGCCGAAAAACGAGGTCAGGCTCTAAAGGAAGGCCGTACCGTAACAATAAGCTCTACGCAGCTTATTCTGCCAAAGCATTATGCTACTGACATTAAGCCTACTTTCCGTGAAGTGTCCAGTTTAATCGACAGAGTAAATATAAAGGAGTTGAAAGGCGGCGAATCTTTCCAGCAGCCTTACCTTGTTGGATACGGTGAGGGCGATTATACACTTGAGGAGGCCGATTATGCAGTAGCGAAGACACAGTTTGGGTACGCAACAATAAACAAAGCAAAGGTTACGGCTTATGCAGAGGACACCGAGGAGGTTTTGAAGTTGCCTGCGGCAGATTATGATGCTGAGGTGCGCAAAGGCGTTCGTGAAGCACTGCGTAAACGCATTACAAAGCAGATACTGGTAGGCGCTGGAACGTCTAATGCTATTGTGGGTATTTTCAGCGCCAACGCAACGGCCATCGATCCAGCAACTGACCTGCCCATTGCAGCTATAGACAATAATACCTTGGACGAGATAATTTACAGCTTTGGTGGCGACGAGGCAGTAGAGGAACAGGCGGTGCTGATTTTAAACAAGAAAGACTTAAAAGCTTTTGCGCAGCTCCGCACCACCGATGGCAGAAAATTACATGAAATTAAATTCAATGCTGATGGAAACAGCGGTACCATTGACGGCATTCCGTTCATCATCAACTCTGCGTGCAAGGCCATTTCCGATCCGGCCACTGTTGCAGGCGATTACTGCATGGCTTACGGGCCTTTGGCAAACTACATG